TCGTCTGCCTTCTACCGCAACGCCTGCGCTATCGTCGTCTCAAAGTCCCCCACAATCACCCGTGTCAGCCGGTTGACGACCTGCACGTCGGTCTGCCAACGCCCGCGGTGGATGCGCGCCTGAAACTGCCGCGACTGGACGAAGGGCGCGTAGGTGACGTTATTGCCCACTTTGCCGGTCAGGTACGGCCCCTCCTGGTAAATCTTCGTCGTCCAACGCTTACCTAACTGCTGCGAAGTGCGGTGCGTCACCACGCCGGCCGCGTTCGCCATGCCGCGCCCCCGCACGTACATGCTGCCGGGACGTTGCGGCGGGTACTCCTGCATCTCGCGTTGGATGCGCAGCACGGACCGCTGCATAGGCGGGCGCAGCCAGGCAGTAGATTGCACCCGGCCAAACTTGGCGATCAGGGCGTCGATACCGCGAATGTCTACTTCGACCATTGTGGAGACTCCACTAAAGTACAGGGCGCACCCAACACCGACAATTTACGTGGGCGGGCGGCTTGTCAATGCCAACACTGAACGGCTCGCCAAACTTGCGGCGCTTGCCGGTCAAGCCCTCGCAGATCGGGCATACGCGTTCATCCATGCTGCTGGCCCATTCCATTTCCTGCACTACGCCGCTCTCCTTATACGCTGCCTCGCTTCCCTCCGCGACCGCCCGCGTTACCTCCGTTGCGGCAATCCGTGCCGCCCGGTCTGTGCCGAAGTAGGGTTCCAAATCGCGAATCAGCGATTCCAACGGCTCGCCATTTTCCAGCCACCTGCCGATGCTCTGCCCGACGCCACGCGCCGTCACTTGCGCCAACTGCTCTAGCACCTGGTCCGTGTAGGCAATGGCCCAATCGCGCGCGGGGATGTGTGCCAACGTCCAGTCAAAGCCGAAGCCGACGTTTTCGAGCTGCCCCACACCAACGCTGATGCCAAGGTCAACGCCGTCTAGCAGCGCGGGGCTCAACGCGTCCCTAAGCCGCTGGTCACGCAAAAACGCGTTATGCACGCGGATAGCTTCCTGCTCCGCCCGCGTCCAGTCACCGCCCCACCCGTCCGGGTACAGCGTTTCGAGCATGTCGCTGATGGCGCGGCCCAGCTCGCGCGCCGTCCTGCGTTCCAGCGCCATGCGAATCGCCTGCTCCGCCTCCGGGTCGCCGGGGTCAAGTTGCAGCACAAGCGCCTTGAAGTGCACGATTTTGTCAGGGGTAAGACGCTGCGCCTCCTGTTCGTTGTCCTGTGCGGTCTTGCCGCCCTGCTGCGCCTCCTGTTCGTTGTCCTGTGCGGTCTTGCCGCCCTGCTGCGCCTCCTGTTCGTTCGGCTGCCGGCCGCCATCCTGCGCCACCCGCGCGGCCAGTTCGGCCATCGCCTGTGCGACTGCGGGGTCTTGCCCGTTGGGAAACTCGCCGTTCGGCACCGGCCCGATGCCGAGCCGCAGCTGCTCGTCAATCTGATTGAACGGCGCCCCCATCACCCACAGCTTCGACGCCGCCTCTACTTTGGGCAGCAGGTCCTCCTGCAGCACGCCGATGCCGCTCAGGTCCGTTTCGATGCGCTCACCAGGGGCGAGCAGCGGCCGGCGTGCGGTGAAAAAGTGGGTCAACGTTTCGTCACGGTACTGCACCAGGGGGCGCAGGGTGAGCGTCCAGAACGCTTCCACCGCCTTACCGTAGTTCTCGTAGGTACTGCGGCCAAAGCCCATCACTTCATCGGGTACGCCGAAGATGGCGCCGATTTCGTTGCGGGTAAGCTCGCGCTGCTGCACCCATTCCATATCAGACGGCGGGAACGAAAACGGCTTGATGTCGGTCACGCCCTCTTCCAACACAATGGGCTCGAACCAGTTGCCGCTGTGTTGGTGCATGATTTCGGCCTTGATGCGGTCCTTCTCGGTCGCCGTGATGCCCTGTGGGGCAATGATGCCGAAGTCGGGCCGCGCCCCCTTCTGGAAAAAGGTCTTCGACCACGCCTGCGCATACACGTCGATCACGATGGACGCCCGCACCGCCGCGATGGGGGCCAGGCCGCGCCACACACTGACCGGGTTGTGGTAGCGGAAGAAAATCATGTTGCCCGGCGGCACGTCGATGGGTTTGCCGCCGACCTGTTCCGGCATCAGCACGTAGCCCGCGACGCTCGGATAGTTGGCGCGTTCGGGGTCGATGCTGGCCTGCACCAGCACATAGTCAGGGCGGCGCGGCCACAGCCACAGCGGGTTGCCGTGCAGGTCATCGATGATTTCTAGCGGCCCTTCGCCGCCCAACTCCATACTGGTCAGCCATTGTGCCCAAATCTGCGACATGGGCATTTGGTCATTGCCCCGGCGCAGGAGCTGCGACAGCACATGGTTATCGAGTGCCTTGCCGTCGACATCCACGACACGCACGGGTAGGCTTTGGATGTTCTTGGCCTTTTCATCGATCGCCTTGCGCACCCACACATAGCTGCGGTAAGCGTTGGCGTAGGACTCGTAGCTGTCCGTGATGCTCGCCGCCTCCGTGCCGGTGTAGTTGCTGGTAGGCCGCCGCGCCAGCAGGTCGGGCTGTGCGGTTGGCTTGGCCGGCGCCTTGCGGTCCCACGCCTGCACCTGGTTGCGTACACTGGTTAAATAGCTCATTGCCTGCGTTCCTCTCCTACCAACCAAGCTCTAGCCGGGTATTCTCAAAAATCTCCGCTAATTGGTCGGAGATGCCAAAGCGCTTACGATTGATCTCCAGGCTCTTGGCAAAATCGCCATCGGCGTGCCGTTCGCTTGCAGCCTTCCAGTCACAAAACATCTCCACCACATCGAGCAACGACATACCGGCGATGCCATTGTCGTAATGCTCTGGATGATGCGGGTTAACTGCATAGTGGTGCTTGAGTGCTTCGCCCATTTCTGCGATGCAAGCCTTGTACTCGTCGCTGCCATAGGTTAAGCCGCGCAGTTTGGGAGTTACCCGGTCGAAGGTTTCTTTTTCCTCTGGTTCAAACTTGCTCTTGTCGTGCGCTTTAGAGCGAAAGAGCAAGGCATATGTCACGTCGTACAGGTTTCCTTGCACCTTGCGAATGTGGTCTAGTGTGTCCGCCGTGCTGTCGTACTCATTCATAGCCGTTCAGCCTCCTGGGTGCCTGCGTGCACGTTCCCGTGGGCATCGACCACAACAATAGGCCCGTCGGTGTAAGTGGTGGTTGTCGGCACGGACATATGCACGTTCTCGACAGGAGCACAGGCGGGCACCAAAACGCTACCAGACAGCGCCCCGCCTCCCCCCGCCTCCCGCTCCAGCATGAGCACCATCACCTTATCCGCAATGCACTCAATGGCCTCTTCGATGCGGGCCAGCCGTTCGTCGTTGCGTTCGGCGTAGGGGCACAGGTCGCGTGTCTCGCCATCCAGGGACCTCGCCTCGGGGCTGCGCAGGTTGGGTATTTCGACCGTGCGCAGCTGCTCAGGCGTCAGCACTCGCACGCGCACTGTCGCCTTTAGCCGTGCGTGGGTGGCGGCGTCTTCGGCTTCCTGGTCCCATCGTAGGTCATGCATAGCGTGCCGCCTTGGTGCCCGTCAGGATGTATACAACCACTGCGGGCAGCACGCACAGCCCAACGACGGCAATCAGCAGGCGCGTCATTGCTGCACCTCGTCCACAATCGCCTTGCCCATGAACGTTAGCGCCATTGACGCAAGCGCGATAATCTCCCCCGGTAGCGCCTTGTCCTGCCCCGCTAACCACAGCGCACCGCCAACAACGAGCAATGTCAGGACGGCAAACGCGCCGACGATGATGAGCGTTGCCCAACCTATCACGCGCTTGGGCGTGCCAGGCGCAAACGTTGCCTGCGGTGCGTCCGGTGTCGCGGTCGCCGGCTCGCCTACATACGTCACGCCTAGCGGCTCGTCGCCCGCTATCACGCCTGCTGCGCTGCTGTCCTCAGTCATTCCGCGCCGCCTTTCCGTGCCGTTTTGCGTGGCACGCATCGCATAACGTAACCGTGTCAAACAATTCGCCCTCTAAACTGCCGCCCTTGTTCCTGTAGGTGTTGTGGTGCACCTGCACGCGCCGTCGCGTGATGCGCCCGTGCTTCAAGCAGTCTTGGCACGCGCCCAGGTCGAGCACCTTGCCCTCGAGCCACAACCCCGCGAACACCCTGCCTGCCTTGCCCACGCTGACCAGCTTCATTGCGCGATCGCCTCCATCGACTGTCGTTTGCCACGCGCT